TTTTGGGCGGAGTAGAAATTTATCCGACTTATCTTTAATCCGAGAAACTTCCGCTTCTTCACATTCCACGAGCACGCTGGTGCTTCCTCCCCATTTGGATCGAAAGGAATCACCAGAAGGTCTGTTCCACCGCACCCAACGCAAAGCACGGATGATTGCTGTCTTACCTGAATCGGATGTTCCCACAATGACATTGACTCCAGGAGAGAACTCAAGTTTTGTGTTTGCATGACTTTGAAAGTTTTCTATATGAATTGATTTAATCATTTGTAATCACTTTTAGCAAGTTCAAGTAACCATAAGGCATCAGCCTCATTATCATCTTTGCCGGAATAATCAAGTTTGTTTTTTGCGGCCTCAATCATTGCTGCTTTGTTGGCATTACCTTTTCCGGTAGCAAACTTCTTGATTTCCTGAGAGGAATACCCACGATATTCAATACCAAGGTCTTCACACACAACCTTAACCTGTCCTTGTAATTCAGAATGGACAATCACTGCCCCGACGTGTCTGCCACCCGGACGCTCAAATACAACAAGATTGATATTCTCATTTGAGATGACTTCCTTCAGTTTATGTCGGAAACGGATAAGTCGCATTCCAGCACTTTCATCACGTTTAGGCGTTAAATCCCATACGCCGTATATCTCCCTGGTAACGGCCCATCCGCAGTGCGTAGCGACATCAAGGGCCAGGATTTTGGCAGATATTTTCGCTTTCATAATTCTTTTCATGATCTTTTGGGTTTACGGTCACTTTTAAATTTCCTTTCTATGTTTTCCCAAAGATGAATTACCTCCTCCTTTAAATCCTCTTCCAGTCCATTCTGTTCAATATGCCGGATAGCCTCTTCCATGCTTTTGCCTATACTTTCCCCTCCCAATTTATAGGTAGTTGATTTAGTATAGGTTTTTATGTATTTCAGATTCTGACGGATATCATCAATTCCATAATCGAAAATTATGGTTAAAGGAGCTGTACGGTAGGGTTTGCTAATGGAACTCTTTGTGACTTCTATCTGAATATTTACTCCGATAACTCTCTTGACTTCCTTATCAGCAACCTTTCTGATCTCATATATTTTCTCTGGGCTGAAAGTCCGAAGTCTTAAAGATGAATAAAATTCCATCGCTAAACCTCCCGGAGCTTTGTATTTCTGACCGTAAGCTCCAGCATCAAGGTTTTCTCTAACCTGATTTGAACATACCATTATAAGCCCTTTTTGCTTAAGTATCCGGCATGTTTTACGCAGTTCCTCTGAAAACTCTTTCGCTCTACGCATCCCCATTTTATCTCCGTCCTTTGCATCCATCTCCATATCGGTGGAGAGAGCTGCTAGAGAATCCGCAAAGACTCCGTGAACTTTGGCCTTTGTTTTAGGCTTCCATTCTCTGACAGCCTTGAATACTTCTGGAACTGTGTCAGGTTGAGAATATCCCCCCTCAGATAACTCCAATCCAAATAACTTTGCAAATTGAGGATTGAGTCGGGCTTCAGGATCGTTAAATAAGACATCCCCTCCCATACGTTGAATAGTCCCTGCTATTTCACTTAATAGCACCGTCTTTCCACTTCCACTTGGTCCAAATATTTCTACCAGTATTCCGGTAGGGATACCGCCTCCGTGAATCCGATCTCCTGATATAGTCAAATCGAGCAGGGTACTTCCAGTATGCACTATATGTCCAAAATCCCCCTCATAATCCTCTTTCTTTTGAGGTAGTGCGGCTGTTACTCTTTTCTTGACCTGATTACTCAGCTCCTTCTCGTTCTTCTTTATCCTTTGCATAACATTGATTTACTCCAACTTTGATCTTCTCTATATAGTTTTCTGGGATTCCAGTCTTTTTAAGTTCTTGGGATAACAGTTCCATAAACTTTATAAATGTCATACGCCTCCTACCAGAAGCACGTTGAATAATCCATCTAGTCCAGATACGTTGAATAACCTCCTGTATTAAAACCTTCTCCGTTTCCGAATGGTTTTTAACACGATCTTCTATCCAGGCATTTACAAGCTCTCTGAGAACATTCGTGCGATTCGTTCCTTTTGCTAACGTATGTAGCATTATATAGGCATGAACTTGTAGGGGAATCCAAACCCCTACAAGTTTCATTTCCGAATCTTTCCGCTCTTTCAGAATGCTAATTACCTTCGTTCTTTTTCGTCCAAGCAGTCGCTCCATATCCCACAAGTTTCGCATTCTTTGAATTTCTCAGCATCAATTCCGAATCTGTGACCGTGTGGGCACTTGTTCTTCGTGTTCGATTTTGTAGATTCCTCTTTTGAAGGTCTTTGACGAGTCATCGTTTTTGAAGCAGGTTTCTCCTCTTCTTCCTCCTCTTCTTCCTCTTCCTCCTCTTCATCTAATGGCCTTCTACGCCTGGGGGGTTCTTCTCTCTTTACCGTTCTACTTCTCCTGGCAGGTTTTTCCTCCTCTTCCTCTTCCTCCTCTTCCTCTTCTTCTTCTTCTTCTTCTTCATGTTTTCTCCTTCTGTTGGAGGAAGAATTTGAAGAGGTCCTAGAAGCATGCGGTCTGCGAGCTGGAGTTTCCTCCTCTTCATCATCTACTTCTCCCAACTCTTCGGTATCTACTTCAAAGAATTTTGCCTGTAACTCATCATATGAAAGAACATTAACCACATCATCCAACTTAGGAACTTCGTCCAAAATAGATTCATCATATGCCTCTTCTCTTTCTACAAAATCTATACGGCTGGCCTCTGCGTAAGGTTTTCCACCCCCCACTGTTGAAGAGTCAAACCGGAGTTTCAAGGTTAAGCCCTCTTCAAGATCGGGGAAAATCTGAACGCTGTCATCTGACTGAATTTCTTCATTGAGGAGTTTCTGAAAGTTGTAATCAGCTATATCCATAATATGTGGAGTGGCTTCCTCTTCCCTATCATTAAGAGGAACTACCACATACAGGTTCCTTTTTGAAGGTCGCAGAGCTTTTACATCCTCCTTATCAGCTCCCTGCTTTTGGATTTTTGATCTGTGTTCACAAATCGGACATGGTTTTTTAACCGTCATCAGAGGACACACTACGGTATCATTCCCAGCTCCTACATTTCTATGAACCCAAATCGGAGATTTGTACCAAAGAGAACCTTCAACAGCTATTTCCTCCTCTTCATTACGATCCGGATGTTTTTTATTAGTAACCTCATAAGGAAGAATATCTATTAAGACATTACGACTTCCAGGCTTTGGTCCAAAAACGTTTACTCCTTTGGGAAGATTTAGGTATCCATATGAGGTTGCTTCTCTCTGCTGACGTTCCACATCCTTCCCGACCTTCCTACTAAATTTACTCTTTGATTTTTTCATCACTTTCCTTTTTAAGTTTATTTGATTTTTTCAATAAAAATTTCTCTCCGAAATGTAGCCACACTCTGATCTGAATGTAACTTATTATTATGGATACTATGATTAAAACTACAATACCCAAACCTAACCATTCAATTATCGTCATCTGTCCTACGTTTACGAATCATCCTACTTTTTACCGCTGAATTAGAGGAACGGGTTGCTTCTGCTTGCCGTACTTCAAAAGAGAGATCACGAGGCATCTTTGGACCTGCGAAGTATTGCTGACCGTGTAAACGAACCAGATTCTCCAGAGCATCTTTTCTAGCATCTATCGCCCGGACAGCTGCGTTGGCTATGTCGGATTCATATCTAGCTTCCAAGAAAGCTCGGTTAGCCTGAGCATATTTTTCATGAGATATGATCGCTGCTAAAACGGTAGCCTCAGTTATTTTTGCGATATCGAAAGCTTCAGGATTAAGTCTTATTTCCCTGTCTAATTCAGCTTTCACTACATCCAATCTCTCCTTCGCAAAATCAGTTTGCATTCTCATATTAGCACTATACTTAGCATAACGCATCATGAGACGGGGTTGCTCTAACCACTCCACATCAAGAGCAGTCTCATCAATTTTAATGTCTTCTTCGTAATTCATGGTATAAATTCTCCTTCAATTTGTATATTCCTACTTTTTCTTATCCGATCCATTAAGGCATCAAATTGCTTTAATCCCACAATGGTGTCATTATCCATAATAGACATTCGATTCCGTATATACAATAGTTGCTCTTCCAACCATTCGGCATAGTCTGTATCGTTTGCAGGATACTCTCCCGTATCAAACCGATATTCAAGTTGTAAATCTAATGGAGTTAGCATTTTTCCTTTTATTGATTCACTTTTTAATTTTTGGTTACACTATAACATGCATATACAATACCTGGAAATCCAATATTATACGTTGGTTCCCAGAAAGCTTCCATAATAGCAGCTGCTTTATCGTTTTCCCCTCTCAATAGTACACTCTGACAGTATCCTAAAACTACTCTGCGAATGGTTTCAGGCTCCTGATCTTTTATACTCTCCAATACCCCTTTTACTTTTTTCCAACCACTATTGTCAAGCAAAGTACGACATAAATTTATAATCTCGCCCTGTTGAGCAGCAGTCTGTCGGGCGACTTCCAAACGTTGATCTTCCGGAGCGTTCACAACCTGTTCTAGAATATTCAGGGCGTTACGGGGGAGTCCCATACTGTCTTGTATGATCTGCTCTATTATCTCACTTTCAACGGTAACTTCTTCTCCTTTAAGGACTTTTCTCAATAGTCCTTTCATTTCAAAATCGTTCAGAGGCTTTACCTGTAACTGAATACACCGTCCTTTGATAGTCTCCAATAGTTTATTAGGTTCGGTAGTACAGAGGACAAAATAGACATGTGGTGGAGGCTCTTCCAAAATCTTTAATAGAGCATTCTGAGCATCATTTGTAAGCTTATGACACTCATCTATAATCCAAATCCGGTTGTTACTGTTGGTAGCCATATACTGGCTTTTCCTCCGAAGGTCCCTTATAGTATCAATTCCACGAAAGTCCGCACTATCAATTTCTCTTCGATCATCTCCTTCGCATCCTAATTTGCTGGCGATAATCCTAGCGATTGTGGTTTTACCACAACCAGTCTGTCCATGCAAGAGAAAGGAGTGTGGACACGTTGTAAGGTCAGACAACATCCCTTTCAATGTATCCACGATCTCCAAGTTCCCCTTGATCAGGTTTAAATCATCAGGTCGGTATTTTAATGCTAAACTCATATTTTTTTCTATATTATACAAATAAACTTTTAAACTAGTCTTCTTCAATCCATGGAGAATCTAC